CGGCAGGATTACTCCAAGTTCCGCTACTCCAACTACTTCGGCCCCAGCCTGTGAATATTACTCTGGCATCCGCCATAGGCCGTCACTCCAAGCAAGAGTTTAGGCGATACGGATGATAGCGTTACTTGCGTCAGCCGTTGGGAATACAATCTGGAAGTCACCAGATGTAGATGTTTTATCTGCACCAAAGTCCAGAACAACTACAGTCGGATCACCTGCTGCGGTATCATTATAGATCAACGCACCACGAGCAGTGATTGTCGCAGACGTAAATGTGATATCTGCAAAATCTGTGAATGCTGTTGTACCAGAAGTTGTTGGTGTGACATTTGTCAACGCACCGCCGCCAGCAACGTATGAGCCTGAATCACCAACTTCGTCAGTTGCTGTATAAGCTGTTGTTGCCGCTGTGAAAGAAGCGTTGTTGTCGTACAAAGCCAACTTAAAGGTGTTACCTGTTGAGGTTGTGAAATCGTGTGTCGCTGTCATAAGTTCAGACTTGAACGACGTACACATATAGTTTCCAGTAAAGGCCATATTAAAGTCTCCTTATGAGTTCAGCCAGTTCGGGATGCCCCGCATCATTAAGTGCATTATACACAGTTGTGCGGTCGCTGCGAATAGCCTGTCGCATATAATATGCAACAAGCGTTTCAATGTGCTTTTGAAAAGCACGAGCCTGATCTCTGATGGCTGGGGGAGCTTCATCAGATACAGATACAATTTTCTGAACGCACTGCTCAGAAAGTTCCTCTGGAGATAAACCACGATTCTCTGTTGTGTTAACCAACACAACTTGCTCATCACGGGGTACATTTAACTCAAACTTAAACATTACATCTCCAACCTTGGCTCGCCATCACGATAGCTATCGCGTTTCAGTCGGCCTTCTCCCAATACCACCAAACGGCGTAAGGCATTGTCATACCTCTGCTGATACATACCAAGAACATCAGCTTCACCCTTCATATAAACATATGCGTTTATCAAGCTACCATACAGCAATACTTCTTCAGCGTTATCCCCAAGCCAAGAAGTGCTGGACGTTACGATTGAGGGCGGATCGTAGTAATAGTGCAATTGAACTAAATACTCTGCGTCAGGTGTCGGCCCCAAGATAAAGTTTCCCGGAGAACCTGTAGACGTAAAGTCACCATCAAACTCTGAGTAGTACTTAGGCAGACCCGTGGATGTTTGATCGGGGTATGCTTCACGCATAAAGTTCACATCCTTTTCAATCAGGAACGTATAGTTCCCGCTGCCGTCCACCACGGCAAAAGAGAAGGGTGCCAGAAAGTCTGAGGGTCTAGCCATATACGGGTTTGCAGTATCCAAGTTAGCTGTCGCGTTTTTACGCAGCTCTGGAATCATAACACTCCGATGCACTAGCTCTTCTGTCTGACGTACAAACGTAGGAATATTGTTCACAAAGGACGTTTCATCGTTCTCTGTATAATCCTGTATAAGTTGTACTAACTCAGAATAGTTCATTTGAACTTATCCATTTCTCACAAAGTTGCCACCACGAGTCGCTGCGCCCATACCACGGCACTTACCGCCCATGCCCATTTTCTTTACAGAACCACCGTAGCCCATTTTGCCAACGCCGTCTGCCGCATAGAAAGGAACTTTTTCTCCGTTCTTCTCTACCATTTTGAGGCTACCACCAGCTTTCATGGCGACAGGCTTCTTCATCTTGCCGCCGTACATTTTCCTGTCGAGCATCTCCTGCTCTTCTTTTTCAGCTCGTGGAGAGACATCCTCAAACTTCAAGCGGTTCTTACCTTTACCAAGTCTTTTCTTTGGGCCAGCCATCTTAATCTCCTAACTATGGTTCTACCAAGGTGTTAACTTTGTAGCCCATTCCACTATGGACGCTACAATAAGTGTACAATGTTGGCGCTCCAGAAGCCACCGTAATTTGTGTATACGCCCCAGCATCGCCGGGTGTGCCGTTGTAAGTAACACCTGTTGTGTACTCTACGCCGCCACCGTGTGTGCCGTCTGGTGTTGTTGAAAAGCGCAGAGGATGACCAGAGTTCGTGTTGTCTGATTGATCGTAGCGATACGTGCTACCCTCGTAAACATCCCTTCCGGCTGGCCCCGGAGCAGCACCGTCTTGTGCATAAACATTTGAACCAAACGGTGCAAATACTGTTATTGTATACGTTTCTCTAACCCCAACGGCTGAAGCAGAACCTACAGCAGAGGTTGCACCAACACCTGTTAAGTTAACTGTGACATCTTGTGTTGGCGTACTGACTGTTACTGACCCTACGTTAGGAGAAGCATTAACGCCAGTGACATTGACTATTTCATTACCTGTTTCAGTTACAGAAACAGTGACTCTTCCTACAGATGCAACCATATACTGCGCGGGATTCCACACAGGATTCCAACCGAACAACTCTCTGCTTTCATCTTGTGATGTATCAGGTCTTGGATTCAACAACGACTGTGGGTCATTGATCTTTACACGTCCCAAGAAGTTCTGTGGTTGATCTGGGTCTACAACATCTCTGCCCACAAGAAAGCCAGTCTTATGCCCGTTGCGAAACTCAGGCACGAGGTCTTTCAAAGGATAGCGAAAGCCAGTCCTATCACAAAATCCATAAGCGTATTTGCCTCTTGCGTAACTCATCCACCACCCATCACAAACGTATCATAGGGAACAAACTTGATTGATGCTGTCTCTTCATCCTCACCAGACGCAAGCTGGAACTGAAACTCGTATTCTTGCTTCAATGCCTGTGCGCGAGCTGCAGCCTCTGGTTTCTTCATAGCAAGATAATATGCCAATCCAGAAACTAGAGCCGGAACGAAACGAGGAGGAACAGTAGATACATCACCACCAATGCCAGAAGACAATCCATCGATACCCTTCAATCTGTAGTAAAACAAAGTGTATGTAGTTGACGCATCAGGCACAGGCCACAGAGTTACTTTGACTTCCGTTGGGAGCCTTTGGACGTAGATTTGGGTCGGCCTACCTTGCGTGTTTTTGTTTGTTTGCTGCGCGTAGGTTGAGACACTGATCCTTTCGAGGGCGGTGTCGGTTTGACTTGTACCTGTACCTGTTCGGACTTGGTGTTCGATGAGGTCAATCGTGTCCGCAGGTAATGTATAAGTTGCTGTGCCAGCCGTAATGGATAACGTACCAGCTTCAATAGTGAAGAGATTAAGGCCACGGTTTTGCCACTCCAATGTTAAAAGGTTAAGGCTCCGACGAGCCGTTTTAAGGTCATAGCCAGAGCGCATCTCAAGACCCGCCCGTTCATAGGCTTCCTCGAAAAGTTCTGGTAGGTCTGGTGTTACTACTGCCATGATCTTGTCCTATGTAACTACACTTCTGTGTCGTTTGGTTTTCTTTGCAATCTTTTTAGGTTGAGCCACATGCTGCTTACCTGCCTTAGTGCCTTGTCGTTTTGCTCTTGTGGTAGCTGCATACTCACTGCTGCTAAGAGACTTAATAGCCGAAGAAGGTAGATACCGTTCACCAGTAGCATTAGCACCTTGGGTAGACGGTTTGCCACTTTTAGTACGCCATTTCTGCTTTGTCCAAGACTTGAGGCTTTTCTGTGACTTCTTCAGTGCCATTAATCTTTATAGCCACCCCCTGCTGCCTTGTATTGCTTTGCCAACATTTGAGCCTTACGAGCTGACCACTGTCCCGGTTTGCCACCTTTGCCGCCAGCTTTAATCTTATTAAACAGTCGCTTACGCATACTGGGTTTAGTATAATTACCTGCTTCATTGACCTTACTCTTGGTCTTACCGCCTTTACCCATGCGGCATAGTTCAAGGTCTTTCGCATCATTGCCAGTAGGAACCTTGCCGCCGTGACCCATCTTGTGAGCAGAATCTTTCATAATGCTACCGTCAGGCATACGATGATACCCTGATGGAACCTTGCCGCCAGCAGCCATACCTCTGTATCCGTTGGCGTAAGCTGCACGTTGCTGACGCTCCGCACCTGCACGGGTAGGGTAAACCTTACCTGAGCTTCCGAACTTATAACCACCTTTTACTTTTTTGACTGGCATTCTGTTCCCCGTTAACTGGCTACCCATCTGTGCGCGAGAAATAGTCATTCGACTTATTAACCTATCATAAAGTCGCCGCCGCGTTTCGCTGCGCCCATGCCGCGACACTTACCGCCAGACTTCATCTTCTTAACCTTGCCACCAGACTTCATTCTTTGCGCTCTACCGCGAAATTCTTCACGACCTCGACCACCAGCTTCATCAAACATACCCATCTCTTCTAGAGATTCTTGATATTCTTTGTCTTTCTTTCTACCACGACGATTTTCTATAGCCTTAGCGACACCCATAATAAGACTCATTTGGTCTGATGGTGATATATCGACTCTTCTGTTTTTAGGACGCTTTGCCATCTTATGATCCCTTCTTAACCTATCATAAAGTCGCCGCCGCGTTTCGCTGCACCCATGCCGCGACACTTACCGCCAGACTTCATCTTCTTAACTTTACCACCAGACTTCATGTCATACATGCTGTCTTTGCGTTCTTTGGCTCTCTCTATTCCTTGACGAAGAGTGCCTCTATCTTCAGCATTAGCATATTCAATATCAGCCATCATCTTACGAAGTTTAGCATCCTTTACCCTAAATTCATTCGGGTTATCTTCAGATAATAAAACCTCATCTCTCCGTGTTTCTAAATTTTCTATAGCAGCATTTCTTGCATTTCTTCTTTTGAGTGCAGCTCTCTGCTTTTTATTAGCGGGACGAGTGTACGAGTTTCTTCCACCGGGCATCTTACGATCCTTTCTTCCACTTAGTTGAGCTAGACTTTGTCTTGCTTGGTGACCATTTAACTTTATCGGCCCAATAAGCTGCAGACATCTTGCCTTTGCTGATG